CTTTTACAGCTAGCGGAAACTCACAAGTATTCTATACTAACTATGAGGTAGAGATGACTGAGAATGACCCATATCCTGTATCAGCGCACTTAGCTAGACAAATTGTAATATCTATCTTAACTACTGAGTTTCAGATAGAGAAACAGCAAGTGATGGATGTTTTAAATGATTCGGCGGATGATGTTGTAACTAAATGAAGAAATTAGTAGATAAGAAATTAGGAGAGTGGTCAACTCCAAGAGTACATGGATTGATTAAGAGGGACTTTAAAAGAAGGTTTAAACAAAAGATAACTACAAATGATATTAACGATATTTGGAATAGTTACATAGAAGAAGAGATATTGAACAACTTAAAAATAGGAGCGATTATAAACTTAGATAATCAAACTAAAATTTGGGTTAAAGCAACAAAGACAACAGACAGTAAAAGAATGATGTCGTTACTAGAGAAAGGATTAACGTATGTCGGAGGACGAGTAACAAAAGCTAAGTTGAATTTAAGTAGTTCTAAGTATATTTACAAGATAGTATTAGAAACTAAGAGATACAAAAAGAACAAACAGATATTTTTTAAACCACATCAAGATTTAAGAGATGCTGTTACAGAAGGAATTAAAAAAGGAACATTAATAACTAGATTACAATGTCAATAAACAGATTAATATCAATAAACAATCCTATAATTAATGCAATGGATTTAGCGGCGGTTGACCACGCTAATCACAGACCGTTATTTATGACTTGGGCTTACCAAGCAGAAAAGGAAATAGGAAGTTACTATCAATACGAAAGACAATGGAAAGTTATTGATGTTTGCGGATGCACAGCAGAACTACCTGATAATGCTATTAAGGTAGAAGGTGCTATTTTAGGAAGTCACGATGTTAATTGTGGAAGTATATTTGCTAGAACATTTAGTAATCCAATAGTTAACGCTTCATTATCTGCGGATAACACTTTCTTAATAGTTGATACAGGAGTATCTGAAACTACAAGTGGATGCGGAATAGTGCCATACCATTTTCAGAATAATAAAATGATATTTGATGTAGAATTACATAACGATAAAGTAACTGTTCAATACATAGGATATAAGGTGGATTGTGATGGATTTATGGAGATAGGAGAAAATCACGTAGAAGCTATTACTCAATTCATATTGTATAATTGGTGTATGAGAAGAAAAGACACTAAAATGATGCAATGGCACTATACACAATGGGATAGACTATGCGCTCATTCAAGAGCTTTAGATGCAGAATTATCAGAAACAGATAGAGAAGAGATTGCAAGATTATATCATGACCCTTATTCAGGTCGTGGATTATGGGTAGGAATGAATATAAACAATACTTATGGCAGGTTCAGTTATTAATACATTTGACAAAGGGCTTCATCAAGATAGTTCTTTTATATTACAGCCTGACGGCACATATCGAAACATGAAAAACGGTATGCTTATTTCTTATGATGGAAATCACTACACTGTAGAGATGACTAAAGGGAATAGAGTTTTACTTACTTTAACTCCAAGATATTCTGAGGATGTAGATAATTTAGATTTAGAGCCTATGCCAATAGGTTTTGTTTCATTTATAGATAAGTTAGTTGTATTCTCTACAAATAGCGAAACAACTACTGGATACGGAGAAATAGGTGTAATTTCATTTACTAGAAGTGGGGTTGATTTTGTGGGTACTTATGTGCCATATTATCACCATATTAATTTAAACTTTACTAAGATTCATAAGATAGAAGGATTTTCTTTTAGAGAGAATGATAAAAATCAACGCGTATATTGGACTGATAATTTTAACGAACCAAGGGTATTTGATATTTCTAATCCTATTTTTACAAATTATATAGCTAGTGGTTCTCTAGTAGTAGGCACTAAATATATGGTACTACAAGGTTGTATTATTTATGATTCTGACGAGTATGGTCCAACTGATGAAAGCGGAACTATATTAGGTAACATATTCACTGCTACAATAGCAGGAGGAACAACTTATGGAGTTTCTGATGGTTCGCCATTAGTAATTGAATACTATCCATTATCTTTATTAGATTGGTCTCCAAGTAGATTATTAGGTAATATTGAGTTTAAAGAATATGGTACAGGAGATAAGTATTGCGGAAGTCACATTTACTTTTATAGATTATCTAATTCTTATGATGGCGTAGTTACCTCTTGGAGTTACGCTAGTACACCTATTCATGTAGGTATGGATAATTCGGCTGCTTATTTAACAGGAAATGCTTATAGAGATTTTGTAGGTAATGGAAGCGCGACAACTCTTGCGAATAGTGGTAAGTCTGTAAAGTTAAATATAACTGATATTGACACTGATTTTGATACTATTGAAATAGCTTGTGCTGAGTTTACACAATCGGCGGATGTTCCATATAGAATTATTATAACTAATAAAGAAGCTGTAACAGGTTCGACTATGACAATAGAAGATAAAGGTTCAGTTAATTTAGGAACGGTTACGATTAGCGATTTAACATTGTTTCCTGCAAGTATTTTAAAGTGTAAAACAATAAATACAAATAAGAATTACAGTATTATAGCTAACATAACAGAGAGAGAAGAGTTTGATTTAGATTTAAGTGGAGTGGCTATTACTCAGTTTCAATATCCTTTAGTATCTCATGGAGATTTGAATTTATGTTCTAATTGTAATATTCCTGCTGATGTAAGCCCTCCATTAACAGGAAATCCTACACTAGCTGGGCAAGTGTTGCCGTACTCAAGATGGTTAGTTACGTTTGGTAATTTAACTACAGATACAGTTATATATGAAGGTATATACTATGTTACGGGAGAGGTTATTGTTGGAGGTTCTATTTGGTCTATAATGTTATTTACAGGAACAGCATCAGTAAGACCATGTACAACTAAAAATAAATATACAGTTACTAACCCATCTTCTTCTGATGTAGGAAAAAGACGAGAAGATGCTATACAATTAACAACAGGATTTTGGGATTATAAAGACCCTGCTGTAGCATCTCATAACAAAGGATATTGGAGTGGAGAAAAATATAGATTTGGAATTTTGTTTTTTGACTTAAAAGGTAATCCATTCTATGTAAAATATATAAAAGGAGACCCAACAACTTTTGACTACACTTTTGATACTATTCCTGATAAAGGAGGATTAATGAGAAAAGATGCCATATTTGGAACAACTCCTACTCAATACTCTTACGCATTAAATACGTCTGGAATTAATGTAAGTGGATTAGATATACCTGAATCAGTAATGAATCAAGTTAGTGGGTTTAGTATCGTAAGAGCAGAACGAGATCCTATTGCAATTACGCAAGGATTATTGATGCAAAGTGTATATAGTAATTTGCTCGGTTTTAATTCTGTTATGCCATTAGGTATATGTAGAACAGATTATAGTATTTTACCTATGTATCAAGTTGGAGATGGATATTATATTTACTCTGTATTATCGCCTGATATACAAACTGGATATTCTTTTCCTTCTGCGGTTAAAATTGGAGATAATTTAAAAGAAGCTTGTTGGTTAGACGGAACTCAATTAAAAACAGATACTCAAAAAAGAGTAATGTTTACTAAATTATTTAATATGCCTGTCGGAAGCTTTGGTACAGGAAAAGATGCTAGTTCTCCAAGAACTTTGCCGCTTAAATCAATGAATGGAAATGCTGTTTATAATTTTGATGAGAATAATGGAGCTGGAGGTTTTTTAGGAACAAGTGTTGATTATAGAAATAGATATTCTAACGTAAACGAGACATTAGTAACACTTAATTATGATTCTATTTGTGGCGTAACACCTTTTGACCCAGGCTATGATATTTTATCTGTTGGGTGTAAAAAGCAAATAATTAAATCTCAATTTAATCACTTTGATGCTTTAACAGATTATAACGCTACTGCTAATACGTCTAACTATAACAAGATGTTAGCTAACTTTATAACAGATACAGACCCTTCTAATCTTTATGGAGGAGTAAATGAAGCCGCTATAGCAAATACACTGTATATGTCTTGTGGTCACTTTCAGCCTATTAATACACAGGTTAAAGCGGATACATTAAACGGAACGTTTGCTACAGGAATTTACGCAGGAGAGAATAAATATACTTTTAATAATATAGAGGTGTTCGGCGGAGATTGCTTTACAAATCTTATTGATTTAGGATATGGATTATGGGATGAAGCATTTGAAACTAGCGACAATGCTATGTCTTATGCTTTATGGTTTCCATGCGAAGGTAATGTAAATTATAATTTAAGAAGAGGGCAAAAGGTATCGAATAAGAATATGTTTCCTTCTTCGGGAGCTACAGGCATAGGATGGTTTGATTCATCTTTATCTCCTACAACACAATTAGAATCTTATAGTTATAACAAAGCATATACTACAGATGGTAATTTTATTAAATATCCGTCACTACCACTTAATTATAAATTTTCAGGAAACTTTGATTACAGAATAAGATGGAGTCAATACAAAAATCCTGGAGAGTTAATAGATTCATTTCGTGTATTTAGAATACCTGATTACAGAGATGTAGATGGACAGCGCGGACAAATCAATAACCTTAAAGCTAGAGATTCTAATT